GAAAATTATGGTTTTTGTATTTACCTTTAAAAATACTGACAAAACAAACAAACAAACAAAACAAACAAACTGAAACAAAACAACAAAATTCAAAATGTCTGCTTTCACATCAGTGTTCGACCACATGGTCACGGCTTCAAACAAGCTGAACCATGAGGCACTCTGGCGTGCTAGTCTCAAAGGAGAAGGTGCTGTGCAGGAAGACACACGTGATCTATTCGTCGAGGAGATTAGTGTGATAAGCCAAACTGAAAAGAATGTGCTTAGTGGGTGTGATATGCCTGCGAAATATGAGATCAAAGGCATGGCTGAGAATGGTTTGAAGCTGGAAGTGACTGCCGTGGCTCATGGTGATGCTGTGGGCAAGTTCGACATCACACACAGCAAGACAGAAAAGCTGACGTATGCAAGTGAGGTTGAGTGGGCTTTGAGGCCGAGAGGCTGTAGACTAAACTATCCACGAGCAAACGATTCAATGCTGTCAAGGAACAAGAGAGTGCTTGGTGAACTACAAGCTGCTTGTGTTAATCTGAGTGAGAGTGAACAGAGTGATCTGGGCATAACACTGGCTGCAGAGAAGTTGTACAGCACAAGTGACATGAGACACATACTGACCAAGATGTACTTGATGCTCTGTGACCTGACACTGGCAGATACGAGCGCGAGCACCAGATGGCTATATGCTATGGGTGCGAGCAAGTTCGAGATGCCAAAGCTGACAGGCGGCCAGCTCATAGGTGCCATAGTGGACTACGATGTGGTCGTGGACAAAGCTGGATTCTCAAACGAGGAGTTGACGATGTTGTGGCTTGGCGCGATGGAGTATCCATCGGTCAAATTTTGCCGTGACAACGTGTACAATACAATTAGGATGGAGGCTGATTCAGTGGCTGTGGTGTCAAAGAATCAGTTCGTGTTGGAACGACACATGAACTGGGACCCCGAAACCATGTACAGGGCAATTGCAGGAATATGTTGCAAGTTGGACTGCATTGGAGACTGGTTCGATGTAGTTAAGAATATGAGAGGTTTGCCATTCCTAATGGCTGACGTCGTAGAAAAGACAGGACGAACTACATTCAACAGTGCGATACCTAAGAGCACCAATTACGAAAGGGCGCTGGGTGGAACAGCATTGTGGAAGCACGTTATAAGGAGGAACCCAGGTTACATTGCAACAAGTATCGGTATAGTAGCTGATGCTATGATGGGAGAGGTCCTGAAGATGGCAACTACCATGGTTGTGGAGCAATTAGGGGGCTACGGAACTCTGATGATTCCAAAGAAAGCACCATCGTCATTCGAGTATGACTCATTGATGAGGGACTATGGCCTTGGGATGGATGATCCATCATTGAATGCGCTGTTGCTAGCATGGTCGAATGTGCGACAGCAGGATGTGAGAATAGCTTTCGGGAGGACACTAATTGAGTATTTCAAAGTCACGACAACTAGAATGAGGAGGGGTCAAGAGAAGGTGATGCCCCAGCTGACATTTGACATGTCTTACCTACCAATAGATATGTGCTCGTGGACGCTGATTAAAGGTGTACCACACGATGGATTCCAACTAGGAATGAAGAATTCTGAGCGTGATGACCTAGAGAGAGCTCGGGCCGCACTACTTTGGGGAATGGGTGTTAGAGAAGAACGCCCTCACGTATTCGCCAATAAAGATAAGGACGGTGAGGACATGATCACGTCAGCCGAAAGGAAAGTGATGAGTGGGACGACTGGAGTTATCAAACTATCATGGATGACATATGCTCTGTCAGACTCATTCAAGCCAAGACAGGATGTAGCAGAAGGTGAGGCATCATCTCTGATAGGTGTGGCTATCAAAGGCACGCGTTGTGAAGTATTTTACAAGGGTGGAAGCGAGTGGGACGTGAGGACACTGGTTGAACCAGGAGTACAAGCAGGAGTGGCACAGACGATGGGTTTCAGTGTTGCACCAGTGATGGTTAAGGAGCCCCTTGGATTTGACGGTATCAAAGCAATAACCGCAGGTGGCTCAGCTGTTATAAGAGGCAAGAAGCCAGTGGCTGATATATTCAAGAATGATAGGCGAGACAGCGCTACGTCGACAGTCAAACTGAAGGTCAGCAAAGCGCAGATGAAGAAACCGGCGTGGATAGACTACGATGGGAACGATGTTGGTGAAAAGAAGCACTACTGTGATAAAGTGGCAGAGAAATCAGAAAAGGTTCAACAAGGTGACACGATTAAATTAATGCGTGTGAGCACACCAGGTGATGGTAAGTGCGGTTTGCACGCGATTGCTCAATCATTAAATTTGAAAGGAGCTGTCAAACAGGATGACATTAAAGATGCTTTTGACAATTTAGACAAATTAGCACAAGGCAAAACTTGGCACGAAGACAACGTGTTGGGAGCACTATGTGAACAGATAGGGTTTGGATTGAGATTGTACGATGTGAACGGTGAAAACGTGGTACTACACAGGTACGAAAAGGATATGGACGCCGTTGTGGATGTAATGAGAGAGAATGGGCACTATGAAACAGTGATACCAAACACAGACAAAGGTTACAGGTATGCTGTGAGTGCTGTGTTTGATTTGGAAACTGAGCCTGAACGGATGCACGGTGTGGACGCACCGATAACAGCAATTAAGTCGATCACTGCTGCCAGTGATGATGGTAAAGGTGATATAATGAAGAGGGCGACAAGCGATTGGGAAAAACCACAAGATTGGGATGGAAAGCCGGGATCACACGGATGGTAATCGCTAGGCCAAACCAACTTCAACGTTGTTGAAGGTGGTTAGGTCAAATAAATGAAGAAAAGTTATGAGGTTATAACTATATGC